CAATCTTTGGAGATATAAAGAATATGACTAAACAAGAGTTTGCAACACAAGTAATTAATGATAATGGCGGTAGCTTTGCATTTTCACGTTTGTTTAAATGCACACCAGCGCAAGTGTGTAACTACAAGAATAAGGGGTTTACTAAACCAGCGATGATGAAGTTGGAGTTATTGGCTGAGTTGAGGATGTTAGTGAAAGAGTTGCCTCAATAGCCTCGGCGCAACCATTACATACAATTGCTTTATAACCGACTTGGTTAAGATAATCCAACCAGTCTTTTTGTTCTTTTGATAAAGAGCCATCTTTTTCTTTCTTCATTTCTATGAACAAAAATAACGAAGGTATAAAAAGGTCAGGTACGCCAGCAGTGACACCTTCAACCTTCAGTCTCATCGCTTCGCTACTTGATCGCTTGCCTCCATTTGGTATAGCAAAAATTCTATGCTGCGGGTGAAAGTTTTTTCTAAACCAACTCACGAACTCTGCTTGCTCTAAATGTTCACTTTTCAAATCCACTCCCGATTCACTACATTATAAAATTTACCGTTTTTCTTGTACTCAATTAAGTTTGGATGCTTTCCATTGTTCATAATCTGTGCAATGTCAATTAAATCAGCTTCATTATAATTTAATTCAACTTGTGCATTTCTAGCAATAGTCGCTAATAATGTACGTGCTTTCGTTCCTGCATAATTATCGTGCATAATGGTCAAATACTCTGTAATTGGCGTATCAGATAAATCACCGTAATAAGTTAATTTTAACATATCAACATTACTTGTTTTACCAGTATGCTTTTGCCAAAACCAACTCTTTACAACTAACTCAGTGCCACCACCCATGATACAATCATTATGTAATTCTAATGGTTTAGCCTCTGGTTTAGGAAACTCAGTTCCGCAACATGGACATATCATTACGCTTGGATGCACTAACTCAAAACATACGTCACATGATTTAATTGGCGCTTCGCCTTCTCCACTGCTACCTTTTTTCGGTGTACGTACTTCTGTGATTGCGCCATGCTCGTGGATGACGCCAGCAAAGTCTAGGAATAAGCAGTGGTCAATGTGTGACTTTATCCGAGTTCCGCGTCCAGCGACTTGCATATACAAGCGCGGAGACATGGTTGGACGCAACATAACAATGCAATCAAGGTCAGGGAAGTCATATCCTACAGTCAAAATATTAGCGTTTGTTAGTGCCTTAATCTTTCCACTGGCAAAATCAGCCAATATCTGATCTCTTCCATTTGTTTCGCCAGTTAATGATGCTGATGTAATACCTCGCTCACTTAATACTTTAGCTACGTGTTCTGCGTGTTCCACACCACTGCAAAAGAACAACCAATGTTTATACCCTTCTGCCAATCTAATAACCTCGTCAACTACATGGTTATTAATGTCGTCAGTGTCAACTGCTTTTTGTAACTCTGATTCTATATATTCGCCGCCGCGTTTTTTGACGCCTTCGGTTGAAAGTCTTTGTCTAGTCATCTTTGATCGCAACGGTGATAAATAGCCTTGATTAATTAATTCTTGTATGCTTGTAGGCTCAATAAGTGCGTCAAAAATAGCTGGCTTGTCAGTAATTAATCCATGTCCGAGACGAAAAGGTGTGGCAGTGAAACCTATCACCCGCATATATGGATTAATTAACAATAAGTCATTAATTAAAGTTCTATACGCCCCTTCATCTTTGTGACTAATCATGTCACATTCGTCAACGATACATAAATCAATGTGTCCTAATAATGCAGACTTATTTCTAACTGATTGAATGCCCGCAAAAGTAATTTGCTCACCTATGTCGCGTCTATTTAGTGACGCGCTATAAATACCCATGGGGGCATTAGCCCATACGCTACGCATTTTAGCTGCGTTTTGGGCAATTAGCTCTTTACTACTCACTAACATTAACACGCGGGTTTCGCGCCATTTTTGTACACTTTCTTTAACAAGCGTAGCAATGACTACTGATTTACCAGCGCCAGTAGGTAATACAACACATGGGTTTCCTTCATTGTTAGCAATCCAATTGTAGAGAAGGTCTATGCTTTTACGTTGATAATCTCTTAACTGCATACAGTAGCACCCATATCCTTACGTAAAACTTGCATAAATTCGTCATTCTCAGCACAAGCCTCTGGATTAGCAATAATCTCTTTTGATTTAAACCCGTCACTGCCATTTAATACTTTTTTATTATTAATAATGTAAATCGCATGCCAGTCATCATGTGCTGGCTCTTGCTCAAATGGCATTAAGTGAGGATGAATAACATGATGCTCGCAACCTTCGCGCTGAGCGTCCTCTGGTATAGTATCTTGCCACTTTTCGCAGTACCAAGTGCTATCTTCTTTTGGCGTTGAGTGAGCGCAATTACGGCAATTTACATAAGAAATTAACTTCTTTTCATGACATATTGCATGATGATCGCAGAATTTACATTCGTACCATGTCGAGTTTTCCGACATTCTGTCAGGTATCGTATTTGACATTGTAATGCGCTTGCCTTTTTCCACTAATTTTTCAGCAAACTCTTTGTCATATTTAATATACTCAGTATGAATATCATCATCATTTTTATTAACAGCATAATAAACAGCGCGGTCTAGTGTCGTGCCTTTCATATAAAGTTGCATCTGTGCATAATGCAATGGCTTGGCTTTCTCAACGCCTTTTTCAGCAAGCTCTTTAAATGATTTATCGCTATGCGTTTTAATTTCTAACACTGCCATTGTCTTAGGCGCATTAGGTAATCCATTTTTAATAATGCCGTCAACACTTCCGCCAATATGGTAGCCAAAATTGACACGAGATTGATTAGTTGAGGTATTGGTAATGCTTACACCAATTGATTTTAAATTATCAATGACTTGTTGTTCTTCATTCTGACCACGTTTGAACAAACGCAAAATACGCCCTTCAAAGTTCTTTTTAGCTACCCATCTAAAGCCATACCATAACTTGCGATCACATTTGTCACCTAGCTCACTACATCCAAGATGGACGCGGGGGTTATTGTCGAGTGATTCATAATGCTTATCAATTAAGTTTTTAATTGTATTTTCTTGTTCTGGGATTTTCATTCAAATAACCTCGTTTGTTTCTGTGATTGTTCAACACGTTTAATCCCTGCCTCGAAATAATCCTTGTCTAGCTCACAGCCTGTAATCTCAAAACCTAAGTTGTGGCAAGCTATTACGCTACTCATTGAGCCTAAGTGTGTGTCTAGGATTTTGTCGCCTTGTTTGGCGTAGTTGGTTAAAAGCCATTCGTAGAGCTTTACTGGCTTTTGTGTGGGATGTATGCGTTGCTCTTTGTTTTTCATATCGCCCTGCAGCATTCCTGACCATTGAAATCGAAAGTTTCTAACTGCAGTTTTAAATGATGTATATGCAAGTTCACTGTCAGCAAAATCGCTATCGCCTGTTACTTTATCCCACACAATCCAGCATGGAGATTTAGGGCATGGCAAGCGGTCTGCAAAGTGATTAGCGCCCCAAATAATTTGGTTTTTGCTAACACGTACCAACTCATTGAAATATTCAAGGCTTGGCGGCTCTTTGTCTCCTCCAGCAAATGCTTTGTAATCTTGTGCAATAGCTAACTTTCCGCGAGATTTATTTCTGTCACCGTTTTCGCCAATTCCATAAGGAACATCAACTATCGCCAACTCATAAAACTTGTCAGGCGTGTTCTTCAGCAACTCCATACAGTCAGCGTTGTATAGTTTTGCTTTTCCTAAAATTATCGGTTCTGTCATATTAATAAAAGAGGGATTACTCCCTCTTTATCCTTTAGTTATTTATTTCTTAGCCCAAGGTGCTGCGGTAGGTGCGCTTGTTGTAGCTGGCTTGTTTTCAGCTTTTGGCAAGTTAGCACCATCTACTGCTTTATAAGAGCGCACAACGTTTTGCGGGTCGCGCCCTTCTTGTTGCTCAATAATGACTTTAACTAAAATTTGCTGACCTAGTAATTCGTCAGTATCAGTTACTTTAGCTAAGCCACAAGCTCGCATAATAGAGCCTAATTGTTGGCGTCCGATTTCTTCTGCTTGTGTTGATTTATTGCGAACGTTGATATTGCTAAATACTTTGCGTCCAGCGTGAGAAGGCGCTAAAACATCCATCTGCAAGGCAATGTATTGACCTGAATTGTCTTTGGTAGCTTTAATGTCAGCCTTTACAATATTGACAATGTAATCCCCCGCAGGGATTGGATCGTAATTGTTACCTTCTGGCATTTCTTCAATGTTAAAACTTGTGTCTAATAAAGCCATTGTTATTTCTCCTTAATTGAAATAGTAAAACTTGGTCTTGCTGGTTTTGTAGTAACTGCTTGCTCTAAAACTTTAGTAATACTTTCGTCAGTTGACTGCCATGCTTTTGCATTAATCTCAGGCGTCCATCTAAATAAGTTGTGCAAGTGTTCTGATAATCCGTTATCTGCCGCCAATTCCTGCAATTTATCAGAATCAACTTTTCGTGTCATGCGTCCGACAATCTTAATTTGATAGCCATTATCGTCGAAGTTTTTAGTGCCTTCCAACTGTTCGGAAATTCCGAATTGTTCGATCATTTCATCTTCAAGTTGACGGCGCAAGTCAGTTGCGATTCTTTCTTGCTCTTTTAGATCAATCCATCGTTGGTAGTAACTCATGTTGTCGCCTCGCTAAATGCAGTAATAAATGCTTGCCAATTTAGATCAATTGTTTCAGGCAATGAATAGCGATTCTTTGCTAGATAAGATGGCTTTTCTTGTGTAAAAATAACTCTCTGACCATTTGATATGGCGCGGTTTTTTTCTTTGTTAAATCCAACATCTTCTTTTTTAATGACAGTTTTGTAATTGGCAAAGAAAACACAATCCGCCCACTCTTGAATAAGCGCAGAACCCTTGCTAGATAACTTAGGCTGGTATCTGTCATAGCTATCTGTCTCTGGGCTATCAAAGCGTTTAATCTCACTATGCCCAATAAAGATGACTGTCATGTTTTTATCGTTACGTAGCGCGTCAAAAGCAGTTAAAATCTCACGCCACTTTTCTGCCAAGAACACGGCGTTTTTCCCATAAGCTAACTCTTTAGCGTCATGCTCTTTTTCAATTTCATTAATCATGATATTTTCAAGCCAATCCGCGCTATCTAATACCACTGTTTGAAATTCATGCTCTTGCGTATAAAGTTGCTCAACTGCTTCTAGCACTTCTTTACTTGTTGTTGCTTTTGGAAAAGATGAAACATCAAGTGCGTCTAATCCATCTTCTGTAGTGATGAAGATTGGATTGCTTGATTGTGATGCAAATGTACTTTTACCTATTCCATGCGTGGAATATAAAAAGATACGAGGTGGTCGCAAAGTCTTACCTTTGCGGATTTGATTAAGCATAATTGCCATTATAAATCTCCTATTTTATTCATCATTTTGAGAAATTCATTTCGATGAAGTATTGATACAATAATTTAAAAATGTTAATCTGTCAACACTTTGATGAAAAATAAGGATAAAAAATGCTATTAGATGATGTAAAAGACTTATTAAAAGACAGAAAAATAAATGTAGTAGCCAAAGGAACAGGGCTACATTCCAACACAGTGTATAAAATATCAAAGGGTAAAACAATCCCACACACTTCTACTTTAGAAAAATTGTATAAATATTTGAAAGGCTAAGTAATGACTAATTTAGAAGTAGCTTTAGATTATGTACGTATGGGCTGGAAAGTATTACCAGTGGTTGAGAATGGAAAAATTCCCGCGACTGCTCATGGTGTAAAAGATGCAACCAATGATATTGATAAAATCACAGATTGGTGGACACGTAATCCTAACTTTAATATTGGTGTCGCAGCGGGTGAAGCGTCTGGAATTATTGTTTATGACATTGACCCGCGTAATGGTGGTGAGGATAGTTGGCAACAATGGCTAAAAGAGCATGGCGATGTTCCTGATGGGATTATGGCACTCACGGCTGGCGGTGGGCAACATTACATTGCACGATACCAGCAGGGCATACGCTCTTGCAAATTAAGAACTGGTATTGACCTATTAAGTGATGGTCGTTACTTCGTTGCTTATCCTTCTACTATTGATGGTCGTTCATACCAATGGGAGGGTAGCTCCGATCCGTTTGATGGTGTATTGCCATTTGATATTCCGAGTAATTGGTATGATTCAATGTCTAAGCGGACAATCGAAACAACTGTCAATGCAGTTGGTGACATTATCAAAGGTGATAGGAATAACGGTCTAACCTCACTTGCAGGTTCAATGCGTCATCTTGGCATGAAAGAAAATGAGATACTCAAGGCATTGCTTGAAATAAATGACACGCGATGCTCTCCCCCTCTCCCAGAATCAGAAGTTCGTCAAATATCACGCTCAGTCAGTCGTTATGAGATTGATTACGACGTTGCAGTCGATACTGCTTTAGGAAGTGAAGCGGCAGAAATGTTGCTTGCTAACTTAAAAGCCGAGCAAGGTGACTATTATTTCACTAAAGCAAGTAGTTTCTTATCTCAGCCAGCGCCTATGGAGTGGGTGATCAAAGGATGGATACCTACACACAGTGTATCTATGATATTTGGCGAAAGTGGCGTAGGTAAATCATTCATTGCACTCGATATGGCGTGTTCTATCGCTACTGGTAATACTTGGCAAGGAACTAAGACTAAGCATGGTAATGTTGTTTATCTTGCTGGTGAAGGTAATTACGGTATTAGGCAACGTATCGCCTCTTGGTGTAAGAAGCATGATGTTCATTCGCTTGATAATTTATTAATTAGTAACAAACCAATTGATTTAGATGCTGATGGTTCTGCATTTAACGTGATACAGGCGGTACGAGATATATCAACTGATGATATATCAATGGTAT